CTTTGTTGGTGGCTAGCATACCCAGAGAGTCTAACACAAACATGAGAGGTTTGCGTTCATCTTTAGGTGTTTCCATATATTTGTCAATGATCCTGACTGCCTGGGTCCTGAACTCCTCCACTGTATTGACAGGGAAGATTACCAGACGTTTAGAGTCGATGCCACGACACTCAATCATCTGCTTACTAATGGCAGACTCGGTTTCAAAATATAAGACGCCAGCGTCAGGATCAAGATCAAGGAAATTACGAACGACAGAAAGGCAAAAGAAAGTCTTTCCAGTCCCTGATTCTCCTGCAAGAGCAGTGATCTTATTGGAGGGAATACCTCCAAAAATGCTGCCACTAACCAGGGCATTAAAGATATAACTGCCAGTATCAACAAAAGTTTCAACGTCACCAGCAGCAATGCCATCAGATGCACGAGAAGCAAACTCATTCTTGGTGTCCTTGAGGATAGAAGATAAGAAGTCCATAATTAAAGAAATGATAGTAGTGAAATAGTTTTCTCGGAGTCCCAGCCAATACAGTTTAGCACATTCTTGAGAGGTTCATAGAATGATTTCTCAAACTGCATCTTATGATCGATATACTTTTCGATATTGAACTCTGTGGGTATTCTACCCATGAAGGAGATGGTATTCTCCATGATTGGATTGGGAGTTCTCAAATATAAGAACTTAATCTTCTCACCCTCTTGTATCAACGCATGTTTATTTTGAATCTTGTGTTTTTTCACGTAAAAATTATACAGAAGAGCACCCCTAACGTGAATAGGTGTACCTTTAGAATAGATATCAGTTCTTGACTGATACTTGGAGAGATTATTACAACCACGAGGGAAAGCAATATCCTGATACTCTTGGTTTTTTGTCTCTTCTCTTACTTCATCAATGAATTTAATCACATCATCATTGTCACCATTGATAATGATGGTATAAGCTTTCTTAAGTTTATCACGGAAGAATGCAGGGGTGGATGAACGTGCCGTTTCCATACCACAGATCTTCATCTTTGGTTCATTGTAACGAACACCCTCACTGTCCCAGACGTTGAGGATATATCGTTTCTTGGCGGTCCAGATGCCCTTGGAAGCGATGTTCTCCCGCTTCATCTTCATCTTCTGCGCGTATGCCCGAACATAAGTGGAGAGTTCTTGGTAAGAACTTTCAATAAACTTCTCAAATTCCACCTCACACACCTTGTTAAGGAACCCAACAATGACTTCATCATTTGCCTCTCGTCCCTTGAATACCTCCTGCACCAAAGGACCGAGGTTAAGATACATAGAATCGGTGTCGCAAGCAATAACGTAATCAATGTCATTTGTCTTCAGAATATTGTTTAAGTATTTGTTAGTCTTGTCACTGATCCAACGAATAGACAACTGACCAGACAAAGTAATTGCTTCGGCAATCTCTAATCGAAAGTATCGAAAGTGTTCGTTACCAATAGCACCATAAGCAGAGTTGAGTTGGATCTTCCTTGCCATCTGAATGTTGTTACAGCGAGAAATTTCTTTCTGCAATTCGACAGTAGGTGTCTTCTCATACTGCTGCTTGGCAGTAAGCATCTTCTTTTTATAGATGGTTCGTTCCTGATAGATCTTCTCCATCAGCTTGGGTAAGAAACCCTGGGTTTTTGTGTCATAATAGGTGCCATTAGGACACACTGTGACGCCCTCCAGGGATCTTGTGTCTATTTCCTTGGCAAGTAGTTTCTCGACGTTTGCGCTAGGGTGACGGGTAGGTAGCAGCGTCTCTGGCGAGAGATTGTACTGCATAATGAGGTGAGGGTATAGGGAGTTGAGGTCAAAAGAGACAACCCAGTCATAGATCCCTGGAATAGGTTCCTTAACATACGCTCCAGCATACTTTGCATCCTTTTGTGATTTACGTTTAGGTGGAATAGCAATCTTCTGACGTGCAAGATACACATAGATGATGTTATCCCACATACGGACCTGTGAATACACATCCTCAAAATTTACTTTGGCATCATATGCCATGGTGACAGCTAGTTCTAGTAGTTTCATCTTGTCATCCAACCTGTCAACCAGGCGAACGTCAATGATGTTGTACTCTACAAACTTCTGCCAGTCTTTTGTATAGAACTCTTTGAAGGTGTCATATTCACTGTGGTCTAGTTTCTTCTGACCTAGTTCTACGAATGCAATATGATCTAGACGATAAGACTCTTGGTTGGTGTAAGTAAACTTACGATACAACTCAAGATAGTCTAGTGTTGCTACACCAGTGATGTCATAAGCAAGTTGCTCACGACCCTTGATAAAGATCCTACGTGGATAGATGTTCTTCCAAGGCGAGAGAAGCTTTGCTTCTTTCTCACCAAGGATACGCTCTATACGGCGGATGATATACGGCATATCGAACAGTTGTACGTTCCATCCAGTGATCACATCAGGGCAGTTTGCCTGCCAGTCATGAAGGAATCCTTTCAGCAGACCTTCCTCGGTCTGGAACTGTAGGTATTGCACGTCCTTCTCTGTGTTCATGAAGGGACGTGAACCATACACTGTGATCTTGCCCGTTGTAGAGTCTTTGATACTAATCAGAAGGATCTCCTGGTCAGCAGACTCGATGTCAGGGAAACCATTCTCGGCACCCGTCTCAATATCAAGAGTAAAGATACGAATCTGATTCATATCAAACTTCATGTCCTCATCAGGGTACGTCTCAAAGATGTACTGATTAAGGAAACGAGTTTGACCACAGATTTCATAGTCTTCTAGGTCTCGATGTGCTTCCATAAAGGATTTTGCATCCACGATAGAACCCTGTTGCACAGGGCGCACACTTCGACCGTCAAGTGTTTTCCATTCTTCCTTCACTCTAGAAGGAAGAAACAGTGTAGGATTAAACTTGACACGATCCTCAAAAGGCAGACCATGGTCATAGCCACGGACTAGGATCGTATTGCCTGTTTGCTCAACACTGGTGTAAAACTTCATTCAGATTTTGTTTCGTAAAAAAGCGATGCGGTTTTGCTATCAGGTTCAGCAATCAAAGTGATGTCTGAAGACCTGACCGCCAACTCACGGTCATCGGAAAAAGGTGGGAAGGTGGTGAGACCATCTTCCGTTACCTCACAGGGGTATTTTAGCACACAATCGGGATCCCCGAACTCAACACCAGGAATCTCTTCAACTTCGCTGACTATCCAGCGACTCTCAAACCGCAGGAGCTTCAGCATCAGTTACCTCCTCAACTGCTGGAACAAATCCAGTGTCAGCAGCTGCTGCCATCGCTTCCACCTGTGCTTGTTCTTGTGCTACTGCTTGCTCTACAGTTCTTGTATAAGCTTCTTCCAAACCAGGATCCACTGCTCCAACACATGTCACTGAAGAAAATGGAATTTTAAATTGTGTATCAATAGAGAATGGAAGCCACTTATTGAATCGAACTTGCACTTCTTGGTTGCCTGGGTTAGACCCTGGTTCTAGGTTCAAAGTGTAGGGTCGAATCATGATGAGACAAATAGGCTTACCCTCTTTGTCATCTCCTTCACGTACTTCCTGAAGGTCACAAATAAGACGTTCGTGTGAACCAGACAGGACTACGATTGCGTTTGCCATAATAGAAAAGTATTGAACTGCTTTATTTTAACACAAAAAAAGGGGGGTGTCAACTGGATTTTGCCAGTTACCCCCCGTGCGGCGACGATATGTCTTTATTTAGTAATGAGATATTCTTTTTCGTTTTGATATGGTTTAGTTTGACCAGACCAAAGTTTGTATCCTTGTATCATTTCAGGTATCAACCATTGATCCACTCGATAACAATACTGCCAGTTGACTGGTTGGACGCAATTTACCACAGCAACATTCCAGAAGGCTACCAAGTGAATAATTAATGATTTCATTCTAACAATAACTCTTTAATACCAGCAATGTCATAAACAATTTTTCTTTGATGCTCTGGAATATATTTGTTTAAGTGAACAACCAATAGACCATCTAGGAACGTAACCTCTCCAATTTTAACATCGTCTGCGAGTTGCCACGTATTAATAAAGGAACGCTTTGATACTCCACGGTGGAGATACTGGACATCAGGATCTCTTCTTGTATTTTTCGTGGCAACTTTGAGAATGTTTGATTCTGTAGATACTTCAATCTCTTCTGGTTTAAATCCAGCCAGAGCGATTTCAATAGTATACTTACTGGTGTCATGCTTGATTAAATTGTAAGGGGGGTAGTTTGTATTATGATTTGACATACTATCTAGACGATGAAAGATATCATCGAGCCCTACAAAGTGTGGGGAATATGAATCCCATGCAAACTTATCCATTAGTAACTCCTTTATTAGCGAGTGTTTTGTGTGGACCCCGAAGGCATCCAATACTATTTAACCAAGACACAAAAAAAGGTAGAGTGGTAAAACCCTACCTTTGAATTCGGATTATACTTCAGTCTTCTTACGACCGATATTGTATTTGGACTCTAGGATCCAATCGTCTTTATCTTTAAATGATAGCACCTTAATTTGATTGAGAGGAGCAATGTCTTCAATACGTTCTGCTTCGACTACAGATACGAGACCCCAGTCTGACAACAGTTGGGTAATACGATTCCTTCGTTGAACATCGTTGACAGTAAAGTTTGTTTTTTTGCCATCTAATGCAAACAACTCTTTAAAGTGGACGATATAATATCTACCCTGCTTGTGTAGAATATGACATGATTGATATAGCTTGCGTTCTTTTCTTGAAGCAACACCAATACGGGTTAGCGTCTCACGAACCTTCAGAAAATCGTCTGGTTCAGACAGACTAACTTCTACCATATCAGAAGGTTGCCATTGTACTTCAATTTCAGTGCTCATCTTGTTCCGCCTGTATCTAATAGTTTTGCTATTGTTTCAAGATCAGAATTCGTGAGAATTCTTAAAGCGGCAAGTGCTTTGTTATGGTTATATCCATAATATTGCTTCACCAAGTCAAGATGCTCAAGAGTTTCCTTCTTCGCCCAAGGAGCGAAACGCTTCCTAGGTTTCAAACTATTTATAAAAAAATCATATTGCATCTGCTTATCTAATTCAGGATGCATATTCATTTCATTGGCGTACAATATCGAATCAATATGATGTGACATGCACTTATTAATAATGAAGGGAGGATAACCTTTTACAGCTTCCTTATCTCCATGCAGTATATTTTTCTTCGACTGATTAATTGAATACAAATAATCAGTAAGTTTATAACTCATAATTTAGCAGTAACACTCATCACTTTTGCATTTGGATTGCGAGCAAGAGCAACTTCTCTTGCTTCTGAATAGTTACGTGCAATCACCTCTTCTTTAAAGACGGTGCCTGCTACGAATAGGGTGACTTCACACTTCATAATTAGTAAGGACTAGTTCCTTGCGAGCTGCTTGATCTGTATTATAACTCCCCACGCTCCTCATGGTATAAGTGTGTGCAAATTCTCCTACTGTCCACCCTTGGAACCGATCTTTGACCAGTTGAGACGAATTGTAAGATACAAGTTGAGGACAGATGAAGCGATCACAGTCACTAGCAAAGGTATCATGACAGAAGGACTTGTGCATATTCCCCCGCCGTCCATAGAGGTTATCTCTAATATCATATGGGGGGTCGAGATAGATGAAGGTATCTCGATTGTCGGTGAAGAGCTCTTCATAAGATAAGTTAGTAATTTTCCAGTTCTTAATCATCAACGAATAGTCTGGGAGTTTATCAATGCCTCGCATTGAGAAATTGCTCTCTGAAGCCTGCTTTGAGAAGGAACTGGATTCAGTGAGACCAGAAAAAGAGCACTTGTTAACAACGTAAAAAGCAACAGCACGAGATAAATTGGATGTCTGATCATCGTTTACTTTTCCTTTCGCTTGTTGGAATAATACTTTAGCTGATACTGGTTCACAATAACGTTGCTTCAGTTGTACCAACTGATCACGCATCTCTCTACCATTCTCCTGGAGTTCTCTCCAGAAGTTATAGAGTGGTTCATACAGATCATTCACCCAGATGTCTAGTTTTGGATAACGTTTACCAATCTCGATGGCAACAGAACCACCACCAAGAAATGGTTCACGATACTCGCTTACCAGGGAAAGGTCTGGGAGGTACTGGAACAGTTTGCTTACCGCCCTGCTCTTCCCTCCTGGGTATCTCAACGGCGTCTTCAGTGACTTCAAAGTTTTTGTCATTATATTTAAGGTACTCACGAAAGATCATTTTCATTTCACGTTCTGTCATACCACAATGAGCTGCAGCATGAGGTAGATTCATTGTAGCATAAAAGAGAGCTTCATTCGCTTCCTTTACGTTCTGGGGAGTTGTCTTCTTCATCGACATAGCCTGCGAATTCAAAATCTTCAATGTCACTTACAGAAACTTCATGTACACCACCAATCAGATACCAATGGTGACCTACACGTTCACCAAGATACTTCATCTGATCTGTATCAAAAAAGTTTTCACGCATTGCTGCCTGAATTTTTAAGTGTAGTAGTTCTTCTTTACTTGGTACTTTCATTAGATAATAATGTTCTTTTGAGGAGTAATTACTTTAGAAAACAATCCTTCATAAGATTGAGTCAAACTTTCATTCAATTCTGTTTGATACACCACATAGTTTTTGGGGATAGTCAAAGGAATTCCTTCTTTGGCAAGAGGAGACCAGGGAGCAAAGGACAGTTGTCCACGTTCCATAGGCACAGCAACAACAGCATTCTCTACAAGATAGCGTTCGTCATTCTCTTCTTTGATCTGGCAGATAACATCTTCGCCAGAGTACAGTCGCAGTAGTACAGTCATTTAAATTCGCATCCTAGCATAATTTCGGTTAAACATGCCAACAGGTTGATCTCCTGATCGGCAACAAAAGCAATTTGATACTGGTACTTGGCTAGAACCAGAACTGCTTCAGGTATAGATGATCCTTTAAGGTTAGCATAAAGGATATCATAAATTTTACGCATGACAATGTTTGGGTCATTGTCAGTATTTTCTACTACCCATCTTTTAATAGTAGTAAACTCCTTGTTCTTCATTGCTTTCACAAGGTCATCTAGTTTGATATCTGCGATATCACATAGGATATCTACATTGATCTCACCAGCAGCTGCATGTCTTTGACACTCATTGATCAAACGACGCCAGTCAGGGCTGTAACGCATGACTAACTTACCAATGACATCTTTGTCGAAGGTAACATTATTCTCTTTAAGAATCTTGGTCAGTCTTACATAAAACTGTCCCTGAATCTCTCGCTTGTCCTCATTCTTGATCCTAAAATCAACCACAGTGCATCGAGAATGCAGTGGTTCGATAATCTTATTAGGAAAGTTACAGGTAAAGATGAACCGACAGTTGCTATGGAACTCTTCGATAGCGGTCCTCAACGACAGCTGAACGTCGTTGGTGGTGTTGTCTGCCTCATCGATAATAACGACCTTGTGGGCGCTGCTAGAGGACAGAGAGACAGTGCTAGCAAATGTACGCACCTTCTGTCGGATGGTGTCTAGGAAGCGACCCTCGTCACTACCATTGATAACGATGTATGAGGCACCAATCTCCTCACACAATGCTTTCGCAACAGTGGTCTTGCCAATACCTGCACTACCAGGGAGTAGCAGGTTAGGGAGTTCACCCTGTTCGACAAAACCTTTGAACACGTTGAGAATGCTCGCAGGAAGAATACAGTCATCAATTGTATGAGGACGATACTCTTCCACCCATAAAAATTTCTTGTTCATCAAGGTTCAAGTGCAATAAAATACTTCAAGTCAAGACGTTGATGCTTCCACATGCTCACTAGTTTCTGGGAAACTTCTACATGATAATCACCGTTGTGAAGTCGGAGGTTATCCATCTTCATACAAAGATTATGAACGCCCGTAGAGTTACCAGTGACAGTCTGCTCGTATACATTGCTAGTAGCATCCTCTTTGTTGAAGAGTTTGATTGCGATGTTACGATCATCATCAGAAGTGAATGATAGATCGGGGAGACTGTATACCGTGCTAGCAGTCTTCAAAGCTTTGATGTCTTCAGCAGAAATATTAAACTCAATATCAGCGCCAGGGAATTTGACATTCTTTTCTGGTGCTGCCTTGAGAGTAATCTCTGGGTTAGAGAAATAGTAACGTGCCTTACGACCATTACCAATGATGTTGACATGCTGCTCGGCAAACTCCAGAACAGGAGAATCAAACAAACTCATGCCAGTCAGAAATTCTGACAGATCATAGATACCAAAGCTCTGTGGAAAAGTCTCTTCGCAATTGAACTCTGCAATAGAGTTCTCACCCACGCTAATAGTCTTCAGAGTATTACCCTCACGAATCATGATAGAACTATTGATTGTAGCAAAGTTCTTCAGGATTGCGTGAGTGTCATTAGATAAAATGAGTTTGCTCATTGAGAATATGTTTCAGTAATTTGAGATTTGTCAGAGAAGTGAAGGAGAAGAAGACCGTAGTGAAGGATCTTAATGATGTCACGACGGGCAGTTCCTTTCTTGTCATACCGCGAAGCATACTTCAGAATGTTAGAGCGACAAAATGCTTCTGCATCACCACAAGCTTCAATTAGATCTAACGTCTGAATTGCGTCATTGCCTGCTGAATAGTGTTGTCCATAGGTTCCAGTAATGTAGTCACGTAGCTCTTTGAGAAGAACTTCTTCATTATATTTTAAAGTCATGCTTGATAGATGTACCTCAATTGATTATGATAGCATCCATGTATGGATACGTCAAGTGGTTTACCATGTGTAATCTGCATTTTCATCAATTTTGCAATAGAGTTCAATAAACGACGTTTTAGTTTCTTCGTCAAAACGATTAGTACAGACTTCGATAGCTTTCATGCGACGTTTACCGAAGATCTCATAAGCTTGGACGATGTGAACCAAACGACGGGTGCTAATTACCTCATCAATACCACCATCTTTAAAAGTCTTGCGAATAATGTCAGCCCAGTCTACCAGTTTTCCAACAAACTGTGCATCATCACATAGTTTTAAAAGAATCTTGGACTCAATAGCAGGAGTAGGATACTCTTGCTCAAAAGTGACACAGAAACGCTCAAGGAATGCTTCGTTCAATACATTAGTACCAATGAAACGACCGTCATCACTACCTTTACCTTTAGTATTAGCAGTAGCAAGGATAGTAAACCCTTCTGTAGGTTGAATAAACTTACCAATCTTCTTTAAGAAGATACCTTTACCCTCAAGAATAGATTGGAGACAAAGAATTTTGTTGGATGCCAAATCGATTTCATCCAGAAGGAGAACAGCACCACGCTCAAGAGCTTCAATGACAGGACCATTGTGCCAGACAGTATTACCGTCAACCAAACGGAAACCGCCAATAAGATCATCTTCATCAGTTTCTACTGTGATATTGACACGGATGAGTTCTCTACCGAGTTGAGCACATGCTTGCTCGACACTGAACGTTTTGCCATTACCAGAAAGACCCGTGATAAACGTAGGATAAAAAATACGGGACTTAATAATTTTTTTAATATCAGCGAAATCACCAAACTGGATGAAGGAATCATCTTTTTCAGGAATAAGATTTAGTTCAATAGCAGGTTGTGCAGTGGGTGCCTGATAGGTTTGCTCTAGTTGCTCGGCAGTGAGACTCCACTTACCGTAACTAACTTTATACTTTTCAAGACGTTTGCAAATGGTAGGGTAGGAAACACCAAATTGATCAGCAGCTTTCAGAACTGCTTGACTATCAAACTCATTGCCATAGTTGTCAGCAAAAAACTCTTGGAGTGCGCTGGGATCGATGTTAGCGGAACGAGGCATTGTCTTTTTCGTTGATGAATTTATTATAGAACAGGAAACCCCCAAGACTAGGGGGCAGTGGACGGTTTGTCAGGCGACCATATCGACAAAGGAAGAAAGGATTTTCTTGTTCGTGGTCTTTGCTTTCAACATGCTCTTAAATGCTTTAGCAATCTGTGCTTTAGTAGCATCATCCTTGACTTCAAAGTCGGATGATTTATTAATTGAAGTAGATGCAATTAAGTACAGAGAATTGTATCCAAGTTGTTTCTTAAACACAAAGGACTTATCTTTCCTCCATTTTTTAAGAACATCATCAGCAGGTTGATTATATGTATTGCGATAAAGGTAAGAAAAATCATTACCAGTTAAGATTCGGAATCCAAGGAAGTTTACTTCAGGAAAATTGTGACATAAATTCTCAAGCAAAATGGTAGTGATGGAATCATTAAAATTAGATCCGCACCGTCTATAGACATGACCTGTCTTACGATCACGAAGACGAACATCACCATCAACAGCACGTTGACCCCAGTAAGTATACTCACTACCAGCACCAATAGTAACATTGTAGCTGATATTGTTTGACTCACCATCAGTCAAAATTACAGTGTTGATCTTCTGAACCCCAGTCATTTTTTTAAACATTGGGATAATTTCATGCATCACAATGATAGATTCATTGAGAGGTGTACCACTCAAGTCAATACCAGGAGGTGTAGAAACACCATAGGAGTTCATGAAGAAACCGATGCGAAAGATGTTGCGACACTGACTGTCAAAGTTCTTACTGTTTGAACGAGATGACAACAAATTCAGGAGAGAGAATCGTTTATGGAACATGAATTTATTTTCTTCACGAACGCATCTGTCCTGTACTGCATCTGGATCATAGTCATGCTCTTCAGGATCGAGAAAACGATTGTTCCATTCATAAGTGAAAGCATAGACCTCAAAAGGAATGTTTACCTTACGACAGAACATCACCAGAGACAACAATTGCTTGATTGTATCTTGCAAATAGTTTGCCATAGATCCAGACCAGTCAAGAATAAAGATCATTCCATGATTTTTACCATCAGGAATTACAGAAACTTTCTTGAATAGATCTTCATTGTACTTGTATGTGTGAAGCTTGGTACAATCAAGAACACCAGTACGTGCAGTTGATGTGCGAGCATGGGAGTCTGCTGCTTTCTTACATTCAAACTCTTTGACTAGGTAGTTGACTTCCTTCTGCGAGTCTTTTTTAAAGAGATCAAAACTATTGTCAGCAAATTCTAGAGGATTATCATAACGTTTGTGATCACGGCAACTGTAGTGAGCATCAATATGTTTTTGAAGCACTGCCTGGTCCACAATAATATTCTCAAGATTAATCTTTGGAATCTCTACGTATACAGGATCTCTAAAATATGGAGCAGTTTCAGTTAAGTCCTGTATGTTTTCATCAAACGAACGTTGTGTTTCAGCTCTATCACCACCAGCATTTCCACCAGCAGCAATGTTTTCATCTAACTGTTCTCCCTCATCATCACCATCTTGCTGTATGGATTGCCCCTGATCAGTAGTTTCAGTGTTGGATGGTTCTGTAGTATCTGAAGACTCAACTTTTTCTGTAGTACCTTGAGCAGTTGCATTTTGATTTGCATCAGCAATTTTTTCTTGCTGTGAATACTCATAAATTTTTTGACAAACAACAATGACTTCATCAAAAGTCTCACAGTTCTCTACCTCACGAACCAGCTCACGTTCTACTTCATTAAAAGGCATAACCGAAAAGGCACCAATCTTACAATGAAGATTAATACGATCGATAAAAGAAATGGTTTCTAGTTCTTCGTCCTTAATATTAAAGAAGTCATCGTTATCAAGTTCTTGATAACCTTTGAAGAAAGTTTTGGTAAGTCCAGGATACTTTCTCTTCATCAGTTTCTCGATACGAGAATCTTCAACCACGTTGACATAATCTTTAGGCACCTGTGCAACCTCTGCCCAGTCGATGTTAGGGGTATAGAGGGCATGACCTACCTCGTGTCCTACAAGCAGGTCATAGACGCTGTTAGAGGCGTTCCAGAGGGGTAGGGTGAGGACACGGGTGTCTACGTTGAAAGATGCAGTGGAGACCTTACGATGCTCAACCACCAGGTTCTCGGTGGCTAGCAGGCGAGCGAGGTTACCTTTGATTTCTGCGGTGTTCATCGGGTCTCTTGCGTTGATGCATATATTATATACAAAAAAAGAGGGTCCGAAGACCCTCCCTATGCCGCTTCGGAAAGTGTCTCCTGCATAATGCTGAAGTTCTTTTCTTTGATTGCGGTGAGTGTTCGGTCGAACTTTCCTTCCAAACTCTCCTTATGACTGATGACAAAGACGTTTGTGTTGTCATCAAAGTTACGTAGTATCCACCCAAGTTCTCCTGTACCATTGTTGTCAAGAGATCCGTCAAAGATCTCATCCAGGATCAAGATGTTAGTATCAACAGAATTCTTAAGTTTAGCAATAGAACGCCAAGTAAGCAGCAAAGCGATATCAATACGAGCTTTCTCTCCTTCCGAGAAAGACTCGTAGGAAAAGATATCCCTGAACCTTGACTTGATGGTTTCTTCAAAACTATCATTTAGTGCGAAGTTAATATAGAAGTCCATGTTCTGCAGATACTGATTGATGAGTTTATTCATCACTGGTAGATACCTTTTAATGATTCTGGTTTTGATACCATTATCTTTAAGTAGTTGTCCAGCTGCAAGTAAAGTGTTTCGTTCTTTCTTGACAACAGCAATCTGTTTTTTCAGATCATCATGTTCCTTCTCTAGATATTTTAACTTCTCATACTCTTCAGACTTATCATCCTTGGAATTTTGTAATGTTTCTACATCCAAAAAGAGTTGCTTGACGTTCTTATGGATACGATTAACAGTAGCATTATACCCAGCAATCTGCTGTTGAATGCCATTCATTTCTTGATTTTTTACAGTGTACTGCTGGTCTCTTGCCTGCTCGTCTTCAATGTTAGAATGAATCTCTTCGATTGCCGAGACAAGTTCTTTATACTTTGAGGTAATCTCACTAGTCTTTTGTTCTTTCAACTCATGTGTGATTGACTGACTACACGTAGGACATGTATCATTCTTTGCAAAAAATTCGTGCTGTTTCTTATAACTAGAAAACTTGTTTGTTAGTTTTCCTTTCAAGTTATTTAAAGTTATCAATTTTTTATTTGCTGCTGAAAGACTTTTCATATCTTCACAAAGTCTTTCAGATTCTTCACATAGTGTAGATACAGATCGTTGACAGGTTTCTTCTTCCACCAACAACTCTTCAATACGTGATTGTTTCTCTTTGATATTTGCTTCGTCACGAGTAGATAATTGTTCAATCATCTGACGTTGCATAGAAATCTTTTGCTCCGCCATGTCAACACTGTAGTCAACATCACGCATCTCTTCGTTAGAAGTTTTCATCTTATCTTTCAGTGCTGTGTTCATCACAGAAAAGATCTGAATGTCCAAGATGTCTTCAATAATTTCTCTACGTTGTGCTAGAGGTAATCTCATAAACGGAACGAACGTGGACGAACCTAGCACAACAATTTGTGTGAAGGACTTATAGTTCATCTTCAGAATCGTTTGCTCCAGATGTTTCTGATAGTCAGAGACATTACTGGATTGATCTAGCATAGATCCGTTTTGCCAGATCTCAAACACACCTGGCTTGATGCCACGTTTAACAAGAAATTTATTTGGTCCTGTAGTAAATTCAATCTCAACTAGACAATCTTTTTCGTTAACACTGTTGACCAGCATTGGTTTGTTGACCTTACGAAAAGGTTTGCCAAACAAAGAAAAGGTAAGAGCATCCAAGATGGTACTCTTACCAGCTCCGTTAGTACCAATAATAAGGTTAGTCTTACTAGCGGTCAGATCAACTTCAGTATATGTGTTGCCAGTAGAAAGAAAATTCTTCCAGCGAACTTTTTCAAACGTAATCATGTTAAGTCGTCAGGTGGTATGATGAAGTCGTCTATAGTGATTATAGCATATCTCTGCTCTCGCTGCTCGCAAGCGAAAACAATTAGTTGTTTTTCAATTTGAATCATCTGCAATTCCAGTTGAGATGCTGAATCAGATAGTTGTTCAGCATATCTTTCACAGTCGTCTCTATCATCAAAGATAGGAATGACATGATCTCCTGTGTCTTTATCGACAACAGAGAAAACTCCTTCTGGCAAGTCTTTGAGAGTTAAGATGAAAGACATCAAACCATTTCACAGCTCTCAATATATAGCGATCTCATAAGTTTCTTAAGGTCAGATTTCTCTACGGACATTTCTACCTCATCGATATACTCGTTAAGTAATGTCAGTGTATCTTTGACTTCTAGATTAGGTTCTTCTACAGTATCTTCATCAACTAAAGTCTCTACAATTTTGATATCATGAGCGCCAGAGTTATACAACTGGTCAATCATTTTTTCAAATTTGTAATAGTCACGCCTCTCTTCAACAATGACTTTAATAAAAGTATCCTTAAACTGGGTGTAGTCTAGAACCATGTCCTTATCTACATCGTTATAGTAGATCTTTTTAAAGATGTCATAAGGATTTTTTACCATACGCAGTTTATTAGATGCTGGTTCGTAAAGATGAAACCCTCTAGTGTCAGCGTAGTCATTCCAGAACATCTGGTAAGGATTGCCAAGGTATGTGATGTTACCCTTGCTTGACTTGTGATGGAAATGTCCCGAATAGACCTGCTTAAAATTCTTATAGATCTTGGGATCCATGCCATGCTCCATCTTCATGCCTGGAGTCATTTCAAACCCATCAAGCTCAAGATGTCCCATGACTATTTCTGCATCTGTATTTTTGAGATGCTCCATTGTCGCTTCTTCGTTCTCCCTATTGATCCAAGGGACAAAACAAATTTTCGTACCCTCAATAGTAACAGTACAAGTCTCATCGTAGACACGAATATTATCATAGTCACCTAGCAACAGATCAGGAGAGTTGATAGCGTTTGTATTCTTGTAGTAGACACAGTGATTACCCAGAATGGTATGGACTGTGATGCCCATCTCATTCAGTCTATCGAAGTAGTGAGTACGAATTCGATTCCAGACATTGAAGTCAATGGTTTTACGGTTATCAAACGTATCACCTAGGTCAATGATCTCTGTAATACCTTTCTTCTCTAGCGTAGGGAAGAACACATCATCATAAAACTTAAGGAAGTAATTCCAGAATACCAGAGAACCTTTACGACCATCCAAATGTTGATCTGTAATAAGTGCTACTGTCATCGGTTCATTCTCGTCTCAATGTTTTCTTTAATACTACCCATGTCAGAGTAGGAAGCATTCATCCCTGCCATGTCACCATCATACGTATCAGTGTGCATGATCTCCTGGTGACCAGACTTCTCTAGGATCTTACTCTTGATCTCTAGTTGACGCTTCTCTTTTTGAATCCTACGAAGGAAAGCATAATAGATAATTTGAGTGAAGTAAGCAAACGGGTTAGAAGACTTCTCTGGATTGAAGTTGTCAATATACTGTAGGCAATTCTCAATGCCGTCACAGATCATGTCCTCACGAAACATGTAGTTGACAAAGTTTGGTTTGTATGATAGGTGTGTAGCGATCTTAAGGAAACACTCACCAACATAATTGGGGACGATAGGTCTACTGTCTCCAGCATCCTTTGCTCTATTAACACGAAACTTATAGGCAACAAGGGCTTCCAAAAACTCTTTGTTATTTACATAGTATTCGGTTTTTGGCTTTCTTACCATAATTTTCTGTTTGCTTTTACTAGTATACTACAAATTTGTTTTGGTGTCAAGTCAATAGTTTTCCACAGGGGCTTGACAAATACACCTAACACCTATAGAATAACTCTGTTAAGGGTTACAGAGACATACTAGCTTCTATTAAATAGATCTTCTAATTTACTTTTTTGATCTGTTACTGATCCTAGATACCCCATTTCTTTTGACATCTTATCTGTAGGTACATCATCATCTTCTCTAGATAAGTGACTGGTATAGAATCCTTTTATCTTCTTATCCATTTCAGTAATGGTTACTACTTGTTCCATTTTTAGAACGTATAGTTCTTCATAAGAAGACATCACCCAGTCACTTAATGAGAATCCTTCCACAAGCCTACCACTTTTCTTTTGAGTGGCACGAATAACCAGCAAGGGTTTTTCCACAAGTAAACATTCTTCTTCAGTCAAGTAACATACTTTAGCAAGTAGTTCCTCATTTGATGTTAGCTTTAACGTTGCATAAAATTCTTCTTCCATTCTTTACCTTAAGTCTATGTTTATAGTTTCGTACTTAAAGTTCTCTTCTTGATATATTGCAATCCTTTCAATAAGATGTTTTAAAGTATAGTTATAGTTACGCCCAGAGATATCATCAGCGATATCATACAAGGTAGCAATATCTTTTCCATCTCCTTTACGTAGAACTCTACCAATAGATTGTAGGTTTCTAACTCTGGATTTGGAGGGAGAAGCAAATACGATGTTATGTAATTTTTTAATGTTGATGCCTGTGGAAAACGTACCGTAAGATGCGATAATGACAGCGTTGGATTCGCATTCTGTGATTGCTCTTACTTGTTCTCTATCTTCGGTATCAGTACCACCATGAACGAAGAATACAGATCTGTCGTTACTGATGTAATTATTTATTAACTCATACAAAGGTTCACCATGTTTTTCCACATAGTTAAACAAAACTAATGTGTTACCTTCTATGTCGTTAACAATATTTTTAATCAAGTTGTTTCGCTTTTCATGTGTTACAATGTACTCCATCTCCTCATGAAAGTCAGCGAAGTATTTGTAGTCATGCTTACAGACTAGGATTTTAATTCGCAAGCTGGAAAGGAACCCTTTCTTAATGAGAGTATCTGTCTTTGTAACCTGTTCACATGCACCAAACAATCCTTCCAAAACCCACTTATGAGTTTTGCTACCGTCAAGTGTACCCGTGAACCCAAAACGATACTTTGCGTTGTGGAGTTTGGTGAGGATACCTGTGAGGGACTTTGCCTTAAATAAGTGTGCTTCATCTCCGATAACACAATCAATGTCATCAAAGTATCTTTTCGGAAACTTGTAGATTGACTGCCATGTTGAGATGACAACTGGTTTGTCAGTATTCTTATCTTTGCCTGAATATATGGTGTGACAGAACTCATCTGCATTCCATCCATAGTCTTTAAAATCCTTTATCATTTGTTCTACCAAAGAAGTCGTAGGCACGATCAGTAGAATCTTCTTATCAGCCGCTGCGTAGTAACGAACGATGGAATAAATCATAAGGGATTTGCCAGATCCTGTTGGAGACAGGAACAAACCTCTGTTATTTTTGAGAGCCTTATACACAGTCATGTACTGGTAGTCTCTTGGTTTGTACTTGCAGATATGTTTCATCCAATCTGCAACAGCAGGTGGAGAAACGAAATCGTTACTTACCTCTACTTCCCCGTACCAATCATTGTTCTCAAATTTAATACCATATTCTCTTTCTCTACACCACTCTTTCAAGTGAGGTAAGAGACCATGATACAGTTCACCTGTACCAGGAGAATACAGATGGATCATACCATCCCAATATCTAAATCTTGGTTGGCGTTTTAGAAACTTTGCCTCTGGCAATTCAAAAGAAAAGTAGTCTGCCAACTCACGATGGACGTGAGGCTCTGATGAGATCTGTAGATAGACCTCATTCTTTTTCTTGACAACTAGATGTGACATTAGTTTCCATTAATAAATTTTTCCCATTCAATAGCACTTTTGATCTGAAACCCACGGTTAGAGATTTGTTTCATAACATGATCGAGAAAGTAAAGCATCTGATCAATGTACTTGACTTTTGCTTCTGTGTTAATAAGTTCATCATCTGACTCCAGATAGACTTTCATCTTCTCTGATGTTTTGATGTGAGTACCAAAAGGTTTTTCTGCGTATGTTTTAGCGTCAGCTTCACCGCCATAATATTCTCTCTTATCTCTTAAGAGTTTACGATGTTCAAACTCTAATGAAGTTTTAATTTGAGAAAGATCTGTGTAATGATTCAGATATTTATTGTGCTGGAAAGGAATCTCCAACGCAAGTCGTGCTAGATCTTCGGAGTATTGTTTGTTCTTAAATTGAAAATCGATTTGTGTATCCTTGGTCCACTCTTCCTTAATTTTTTGGAAGCGTTGATGTAATGAACTAAAATTCATAGAGGTTGTAATCCTAAATCACATACTGTATAACGTGTGTATTTGAAAGTAACGTTAGCTGTAAAGAACTCAACTTCTCCCACTGAAAAATCAAATGGAATACTAGTAAGTTGCACTGGCATTAATCGTTCAAATCTTACACTATATTTTGGATTGAAGTTAGACGTTAGTATCTGTAGAATACCATCAGAGTATCCTTCTCCTTCTCCATCAAATGATTCTGAATTACCATTGTCTCTGATCCAGTTCCATACAGTCATGTAGTTGGATAGATCTTCGTCAATAATAAACCGAACCGTTAGATCACTGTATTCTACACCACCACCAGGAATAATGGGTACACCTCTAAAGGGTGTTGCCACTTCAATAGTTGGCATAGAAACATCTGGAATACTAGCTGATTGACAGAAAAAATCAACACCACCAAATCTTTCTAGGGTAAATTTAAACCCTGTAGGTGTTAAGAAATTTCTGTTTTGCGGTAATTTTTTGTACCAATCAGCAGACATGTCAGCATCCCAAGCACTACTATTTAGCAGTCATTAAAGACTGTACCTACGGTAGAACCTAGACTGGAACCTGCTTTTTGACCGAGGAGTAGAGCCCATCCACCAGCCAACCATCCTACATATGGAATACTCATAGCAGCAGGAACAGCAACACCAGCAGCGATAGCACTACCTGCCATTGCACCCTGGGACCGTGCGCCAGCGTCCGCCACTAAACACTCTTCTTCTCGGGCAGTCAACTTTCCCTCGCCGTCTACAGCGCCTCCTACCCCCATATTACGGGTGCCTTCCATAGTGAATTGATCACGACGGAACTCGCGGCGCATTTCAACTTGCTGACCACCAAAAAATCCTTTCTTACTTTTATTGAGGTCTAATGCTTTTTGTGACTCTAGAACTTTAGGATCGTTTGCACGATACTCAATCTCATATCCATCCTTACCAGCTTTAATTCTGTATGACGAATAATCTCCACGAGGGATATTGATTGTAGGTACTTGTGGAACTTGTGGTTTTTCTGGTCTGTGAATTACATAACCTAACAAACCAATGTGTGCCAAGGCAAAGAGTCCACCTAGTGTCAACGCAATCGTTTTGACTGGTGACTTGCTCGGTACTTGCTCGGTAACTTTTTCGATTTGTTTTGGTTTATTCTGTTCTTTCTGTGCTGCTGCTTGTTCTCTTTTCGCAGCTGCCTCATCTAGGGATGGCATAATAACCCCATGGTATAGTCTTTAATTATTTAGACAAAAAAAGACCCCCCTTGAAGGGAGGTCTGTAAGAAACCTGGTGATGAATCACATGAGGTTGATAACTTGTACTCTTCTGTAGTACATGTTGGCGTTTGCCGAAAGTGTTTCGCCATCTGGAGTACCATTGTAGGTTCCGTTGGTGGTGACGAAAGGATTGCTGACCATGCCGTAACGAGTCTTGAAACCAATTTTTGGTTGGAAGGTGTCAGGGTCGATCGAGCGAACCATTTGGAGGGGAACGTAAGGACAGTAGAATAGTCCTGCGTCATAAGGGCTAGTACCTTTGTATCCGATGACGTAGTAGTGCTTGTCGGAAAGGTTAGCAGCATAAGGATCGACGTAGACCTTGATGCGACCGTTGATTGTGCCAACCGAAAGGTTGCCAGTGTCATCAACATCACCGATGGAAGGACCACCAGCACCAGTTAGACCAGAGGAGTAGTCAAGGACGCCTGCCATTGCTAGGGCACTTGCAACGTCTGCAGAACAGATGAGGAAGTTGCCTTTGCCACGACGAGTCTCTTGAGCAATTGCGTTAGCATCGCGCTCAATCTGGAATAGAAGTCCTTTGAACTTCTCAACTGACCATCTGCCGTTGGAGTCAACGTCTAGGTCAAAGATACCTGCGTTAGCAACGTTGTTTTGAGCACCGACTTTAGCAACCTGATATACTGTACGTACAACTTCACGGTTGATTTCTGCAAGGACTTCACTGGACAAGATGTTAGCAAGTTCTTGCTCTGCATCTAGACCATGAATAGCCTTGAGGTCTTGTGCTAGTTCCAAGGTGTATTCTGCTTTCAAAGCTCTGGACTTTGCAGTCACAGAAGTCTTCTCAATGCTGAATGACATCTCACGGAACAGACGGGAAGCTTCGCCCATCTTCTCCAAGTTCTCACGGCTCATGCCACGACCTACTTCGTAGGTTCCAGGTGAGGAGTCGTTAAGAAGTGCAGGGTTGTTACCCTCTGAATCGCCACCGACACCAGCGCCAGTTCTAGGTGTATAAGCACCAGCTGTTGCGTCATGTGCTGTGGAGAATGCACTGTCAGGCTCGTTGAACAAGGCTTCTTCGCCGCCTTGGTTCTCGTAGCGTGAGCGCATTGCGAAGATTAGTCCAGTAGGACCGCTCATTGGTTGGACGCCACAAACGTCATATGCCATTAGGTTAGGCATTGCACGACGGACGAGGCTGATAAGTACAGGGTCGAAACCTGCAAGACCAGCGGTGTTAGCGTTGCCGAGTGCGCTGCCAGAAGGAGAAACAGTACCAGCGCCAAGGCTGTTAACTGCAACTTCGTTTAGCATACCGCGCTCTTCGCGCATAAATCTTTCTTGGTTCTCCAGGAGGACAGATGTGACAGCTTTCTTGTAACGGTTATCGATAGGCGAGGAGCCTTCGTGACCAAGAACAGGTGCCCACTTTTCCTGAAGATGTTCTGCGTTAAACATTTTCTTTATTGGATTAGGGAGTTAAATTATTATGAGTTCCAGCGACTGATAGCATTGAGGTATGCCGCCATTGCTGGGGTTACTTCTCCGCCTTCAACTGGTGCTTCATCAGTAGCTTCTGCTGCAGGTGTAGCAGGGTTTGCTGGGAAGTATGATTCGCGGAGGGTCTTAACCTTCTCTGCAAACTTCTCTTCCGACTCAAACTCTACGCCTTCTGCTAGAGATGCCAACTTGTCTTTTTGTGTATCTACAAGACCTTCTGAAACAATGTTCAGAATTACAGTTTTTGCAGACTCATCTAGACGACCTTGAAGTTTCACGTTGCGCTCAATCTGTTCGTTGAGGCTGTCTTCCATCTTACGAATATCTTCAGACATTCCTTCCACGACATCAACTTTGTCGTCAGGAATATTAATGTAATGTTCTTGGAAGA